CATTGATAACGATACATTATACCTTACTGTTCACATTAATGATTTTATTAATTATATTGGTAGAAAACCTATTTCAGGCGATGTGTGTGAATTCCCTCATTTAAGAGACGAGTTTGCTCTTAATGATTTTTCTATGGCATTACCTCGTTATTATGTTATTGAAGATGTTGGTCGTGCTAGTGAAGGTTTTAGTTCTACATGGTTTCCGCATTTATATAGGTTAAAACTTAAAAAGATAACGGATAGCCAGCAATTTGCAGATATTTTAAATAAGCCTGCATTAGATGCTAATGGCGATCCTAGCAACATGAGCCTAAGAGACTTAATTAGTACTCATAATAAAGAAATAGAAATTAACAATCAAATTGTTGCGCAAGCAGAAGCTGATGCACCTAAGAGTGGTTATGAAACTAGACAATTTTATACCCTTGCTGTTGATCCAGATACAGGAAAAACTAGATTAGAAACTGCTGACGACACTGAAGTATTAGCTAGCAATACATCCTCTTATAGAGCAAGCGAGACTGCCGCTAGGCCAGTAAGGACAGGTTATACAGGCTATTTGATAGGCGACGGTTTTCCTGATAATGGTTACGATTTTGGTTTTGGAATACAGTTTCCTGCTTTGCCTGCTAAGGATGATTTTTTCTTACGCACAGATTTCCTTCCTAGTAGATTATTTAGGTTTGATGGAAATACTTGGGTTAAAGTTGAAGATGCTGTTCGTATGAATATGACTAATAATGATAGTAGGCAAACATTAAAAACTGGATTTATTAACAATAATCAATGGATGTATACTGACCAAGTTGGAATTGATAGTATGAATTTAGTTGCAGGTAATACCGTATTAGATACAAATATTGATTATGTTTCTGCATTATATGTTGTACTAAAATTAGATAGTGTAATTATTGATTATGTAGTGGCTGATTTTACAAATTTAATTTCTAACCACAATGGAAAAGTAAGAATTACACTACCAGTAGTTGACTCAACACAACAGTCTATTCCTGTTAACGGATTGTGGACTGTAAGATTATGTAATAGTAGAGAAGCTCAACGACAAAGCCTAAGTAAGGCACTTAGACCAAAGGCGGATTTGTAATGCAGTGGTTTTATGACGGACAAATTAGACGATATGTTACACAAACTATTCGTGTACTAAGCAATTTTGCTGTAAAATACGGCGATGGAACTTTGGTTAGAGTTCCAGTTTTATATGGTGACCCGGACCGACAAGCTGCTAGCATTATAAGAGAAAATTCAGAAAATAAGATTAATGCAGTTCCAAGAATTGCTGTTTACATAACTGGCTTAGAATTAGATAAAGATAGACTATCTGATGCAACTTATGTTGATAAGAAGCATTTTAGAGAAAGAGATATTAACGGTAATGCTTATACAACCAATCAAGGAAAAAATTATACTGTTGAGAGGTTAATGCCAACTCCTTTTAAGCTGACTATGAAAGTAGATATATGGACTGCAAATACTGATCAAAAACTACAACTTTTAGAACAAATTTTAGTGTTGTTTAATCCTAGTCTCGAATTACAAACAACTGACAATTACATAGATTGGACTAGTTTAACAGTTTTAAATTTAACTGCTGTAAATTGGTCAAGCAAAAACATTCCGGTAGGCAATGACACTCCTATAGATCTTGCCACATTAACTTTAGAAACTCCTACTTGGATAAGTCCACCTGTAAAAGTTAAGCATTTAGGGGTTATCACAAGTGTTATATCATCTATATATAAAGGCTCAACCGCAAGTCCGTTTGGTTATATTGAAGGGTTAGGAGCAGATCCTGCTGGAGATCCTACAATAGAATTTGCAGAAAAACTTACTGAAATTAACACAGGAATTTTAAATTACAAAATAGTTGTACACAACTCTCAAGTGCATCTATTATCAAGCCAACAACCGGGAATAGATAATAAATTAACAATTGACATCCCAGATTCATACGAGTCACAAGTTAAATGGGAAGAATTGTTTGAACAATATCCTAACAAATATATTGCAGGGTCAAGTATGATGTACTTGCAACAACCTAATGGAACAAGTATTGTTGGTACCATTGCTATTGATGCTAGTGACCCTTATATTCTACATATTAATTATGATACTGATACATTAGTTGGTAACTATTCTATAAATTCTGAAGGAGTAATTTTAGAACTTGATCACATAAATTATAATTCAGGAGCTAATTATAGATCAAATAGCCCAGGTACATTTGATGCTATCATAGATCCAACACAAACAGGACCAAACGACTCTAAATTATATAATCAATACGGTGTTTTACAAGCAGGTAGAAGATATTTGGTTATTGAAGATATTGGATCAGAACAAAATGATGACGGTGCTGATGCTTGGAAAGGGTTAGATAATAGTGATTTAATTGCTAAGGCTAATGATATAATTGAATGGGATGGTACTAGGTGGAATGTAATTTTTGATGCTAACCAACATCAAGAGCAGATGATCTGGCAAACAAATATATACACAGGAGTTCAGTATCTATGGAACGGTGTCCAGTGGATTAAGAGCTTTGAAGGTGAATATAGGCCAGGACAATGGAGACTAGTACTGTAAAAGAACAAATTATTTGTAGTGGTGCGTTATTCTATTCTTTAAATACGGGTAGAATTTTACTGCTACAAAAACATCACGGTAAACATAATGGCACATGGAGCCTAGTGGGCGGAACTGCTAACCCTGATGAAACGCCGTGGCAAAGTCTGCAAAGAGAAATAACGGAAGAGATAGGTTTTAATCCAGTTATTTTAAAAACAATCCCAATAGAAACTTTTGTTAGCAACGATAAAGTATTTAATTTTCACACATACTTATGTGTTGTACAAGATGAATTTCTTCCAATTCTAAGCGACGAACATTGCGGATGGGCATGGTCTACTATTGACAAAACACCGAAGCCCCTTCATCAGGGGCTTCGAAATAGTTTCTCTAGCAAAATTATTAGAACAAAGTTACAAACAATTTTTAGTTTATTATCTTTAATATAAGGCTTGCCAGGTCAATCCGTCATAAAACACAGGATACGGTGATGTTGTTAGTTTACTTGCAGGATTCCAATTAATACGATCTGCAATAGCAAACATGCCTACTTCAGGGTTAATTGGTTCGCTAGTTGACAAGGATAAAGTTAAAATTTTATCCATAGTTATATTGCCGCCTACGCCAACTCCGCCTGCAACTACTAATGCCCCAGTTACCTTGGTTCCAGATTGTTTAGTGCTTAGAATTGAAACTGTACCATCATTTCCTGCATCAAAAACAATCTGGCCGCCAGCCTGAACTTGCAATTTATAGTTACCGTTACTAACTTTTAAAATTTTTGACATTCTTTACCTTATTAAAGAAATGTTATTAAGCATTTTCAATTTGTACAATAGTAGCAGTTCCTGAATCAAATGTCCATGGTGCCGCTGTGCCGTCTAATGCTCCGTCACCTGTCTTTGTTGCTAATGTTGCTTTATGTGCTGTCAATTTAGTAACAAAGTAAGTGCCACCTGTAGCAGTAGCAACAAGATATGCTTCTCCTGTTTCAGGTGTAGCGTCTGTACCTAATTCAACAATTCCAACAGTTGTGCCGTCTGTTACTTTGTAACGACGAGTCGAAACTTGACGAATAATGTCAACTGGGCCGGCACCGTTGCCTACGTTAGCATACATAACAATTGCATTTTCTTGATTACCAGCTGTGCCAACAATACCGTTGTCAACTAACATTGTAACTGTTTGTGCGCTTGGCATTGTTCCACCGTTTACTTGACTCCATGATAAACTTGGAGTGCTTGTGTAACCAGAACCTTGGCTAGTTACAGTAATGCTCTTAACGCGGAATGTAACTGTTGCTTGTGCATTTGTTCCGCCTGCACCATAAATAGCCCAAGTAGTGATACCTGTACCACTGATGCTGGTAAATTCACCGCGACTTGTAATATTGATAGCAGATACGTTACCAGAACCGTTTGTGTTAATTGTAAGAACTGGAACAACACTTGCTTGTGTATACAAACCATTTAAGCTAGTAACAGCGGCATTAGTTTGATTAATTGTATAACCAGTATTAGTACCACCAACAGTAATAGCCGCAATTTCCCAAGTAACTGCTAAGGTTGCTGTTGCACCACCTGGTAGTGTTGGAGCATCTACTGTTAAGTTTGGAAATGTTGGATATGTATTGTTGATCTGAATAGCACCAACAGTACCATTGCTAACACTTCCTAATGCACCACCACCAATGCGATCATCAGAATAGTTTTGACTGTTTGATAAATTACCGGTAACTTGGTTACCGCCGGTGCCGATGTTACGGTTACCGAAATATTTTTTGTTTAATGGACGTCCCATGATTAATATCCTCTAGTTGTTGAATTGTGTGCAACAGTAAATGCTGTTGCTCCTGCGCCCAATCCGTATAGAGTTGAGTTTACGCTGTTGTTTGCGCCAAGTTGGAATTTCTCTGCGCCGCCTACTTCTTGGAACCATAGGCGTATTGGATACCACTTGCCTGCTACTACTGTAACACCGTCGGTGCCGTCTCTATGACTGTTACCAGACTGTGCCCATAGGTAGTTGTTGTTTGTTGGATTCAATGCGTCATCGCCGATCCACATTACTGCATCATCGTCAATGGTTGCAAAGAATTGCATATTACCTGTAACCGGTGCTTGGATATATCCCTTCCATTCAAACGCATATCCGTTTTCTGCACCTAGGTCAGTTCTTAAACCAAAACTAAGGTATGTATCAACTTCTTTGTTTGCTTCTGAAATTGGACCATGTGATGGTGTTCCGAAGAACGACATATCAAGAGTAAACGGTGGTACTGTTTGCCAGATGTAAGTTGTTGCAAAGTTACCAACATACTTCTTACGGATTAAACCATTTGTGCTATTAGTAACACTAGTTAAGCCGCTGGCTGTAATATCACGGAATGTAATACCAGTTGCGTTGTATGCACTGATATAAGTGTTGGCTGCGCTGAATGTACCAGGTACTGTACTATTGCTACCGCCAGAACCTGCCAATGGCTCGTTACGATCCATGCCTGCTGGAATAACAACATCATCACCTTCTAAATCTGTGTAACCTGACATTGCAGAATCTGTGCCAGCTTCCTCAACTTGCCAATAACCATCTGTTGTACTTGTACTGAAGTTCCATGGAAAACTTTGTAGTATTCCATTATAAATTACACTAATGCGATGACGTGTAATTTTAACAGCTTGTTGAACTGTACCATCATCATACTTAAATGAAATAGACATTTCGCCTACAGCTAAATCTGCACTGGCTTTATCTACTAGATAACAAACTGCTGTGTTGCCGTCTGCATCTTTACATTTGAATCTCTTAGATCCTGTTTGTTCTACAATATAACCTTTGACACTGGCAGTACCGTTGTGAAATTGTACTTTAATGTTGTTATTTGTATTGGCGCCAAACAATTGCTGGCGACTGAGGGGTCTTCCCATTTGTTTTCTCCTTAATTTGACGTTCTAGGTCATACGCAGCGGGTTACTGCATAAATTTGCTGATTAAGCAAACTTTGACATTGTATTTATTATTTAACCAAACAAAAAGGCTTCCGAAGAAGCCTTTTCTTATTGTAACAAACCTTAGGTTTGAATTAGCTAAACTTAACGTTAGAAGCTGTGATAGCAACTAAACCTAAGTAGTCAGCGGCATTACCTAATGAGCTTGCTGTATTGCTTAGTTCAACATAACCATAACGTGTCATGAATGATACGACTGGTTCAAATGTTGATGGATCTAGAACAACACCACTGCTCATCAATGGAATGTATGGGCAATAGAATGCAGGTGCATCAGACTCTGAACCACCTTTGTAACCAATTAGCACAGAAGCTGTATCTTGTGCGTAGCTGTTTACATACACTTTCATTGCATTATTCAATGTACCAACAAACTTGGTGTTTGTAGGAGCTTCGAATGTACCTTCTGTTGTACGAGCAAACGCACTTGTTGTAGCACTTTGTAGGATTGTCAATGCAAATGGACTTACCACTGCATAGTTACCTGCGCCACGACGTGTACGCTGAGCGATCAAGTTACTTACACGGTTGATTTGAACAGCTAGAGCAGCGTGTTCGTCACCAACGAATGTAGCTGTACCAGAAACGGCAGCTTGGTCATAAGTTTGTGTAGCTGTACCA